GATTGCATCAGCAGCAATTTTAACTGCAGTATCGTTGACTTGTGTTACCAATGATTGACCTTGTACAGTGGCTTTCTCATTGAACACATAGAATTCTTGATACCCATCAACAACTTCGATCTTTGTACGTGGGTCTTTCTTTTTAATAACTGTGCGGACTTTCTTAATCTTACGAGGATCAATGTAAACCAATTCTTGGATTCCCATTCTTGGTTGCTTTTCGTCAATCAAGACTTGGTAGAACAATCTTCCGTCAATATACCATCCACGAAAAATATCTGAACCCATATTGGAGAAGTCTAGTAAACGAAGAACATTTTGAAATTCTTCACGGATCATTTCTTTAATATTGTCTGGTTGCTCAAGATCGTCAACCATAATTGTGACTGATTTGCCAGTCACGTCGTGAACGATTGCTTCATTCACAATTTCGTCAATTGCAGATTCTAGTTCTGGCTGCATCGCCATTTCGCGATAGCGAGTGACTAGGTCATTTTCGTTTTTAAAACTTGCTTCTAGATCAAGATAGGTTCCAAAATAACCACCAGCTGTAACAGTAATTGCACCGTCATCAGCAATAGGGACTGCGACTTGAGGCTGAAGTTGCTGAGGTGCCCCTTCAGGTCTTGTGCGGGTGATTTCGAAACCGAATAGATTGATTGCCATGCATTACTCCATTATAAAGAAGGGGGAGAAAAATTCTCCCCCCTTCCAATTTGCATTAACCAGAGACTGATTCAACTGGTGTTCTTAGAGTTGAAAGAATACCACGATCAACTGACTCCCAGTACTGGTAGGCAAAGTTGACTGTATACTCTTCAATCGTATCGTTTGAACCCCAATCTAGGTCAATTTGAGATACGTCTGTTGGGAACATTCCAACAAAACGATATGTCTTCAATTGACGACCGTCTTTGCCATACTGAATTACAGTAGCGTCGACACCATATTGTTGCGATGTACGAGCACGGCTGCTGCGAAGGTTTGTAACATTTTCATTAATGCCGCGAACCCATGATTCCATTGCGTTGCGAATCACGAAGTCTTCGTCATTTAGAATTGTTACTGACCAATCAGCAAACGTGCGGTTGCCAGCAACCTTAACTTCGCGACCGAAGTAAGGCACTGTAACCATTCCAAGCGTTGAGCCTGGAAGAGCGGCAGTCTTAACCATAAAGGTTGACTTTAGAGCTGCCGTCGCACCGCTAGTAGCAAATGATGGAAAGTTTAGTCGCACTTCAAACAGATTAGGACGTGCGCCATCACCTTGCAACTGTGTACGAAATTGATTTACGTTAAAAGCCATTGTTTTCTCCTGACTTTATCCTAGTCTATTTATTAGAAGCGACCAACGATCTCGTCGAAGGCAACACCAGTACGGACAGCGACAAAGTTCAACTGGATGAAGTTGATTGCCTTGGCTGGCTTGATATAGATGTCACCGATAAACTCGTTGCGATCAACAACTTCTGGTGTATTATTTGTTTCGTCACAAACAACACGGAAGTCATAGATACCGCGACGACCCTGAACTAGACGTAGGAACGGCTCAACAAGATTTACGAACTGAGCTCTTGTGAATTCATCGTTGAATTCGAAGAGACTTGCCTTCGCTGCTCTGCTGATTGCCTTTTCTAGAACGATAAACAAGCGACGTACATTGATACGATCGAATGCGCTTGGCTTGTTCAATAGCGTCTTATCGCCGAATAGAACAGTGCCTTCGCCTGGGAACGCAACAATAGGATTTACGCCAGCCTTGTATAGTGTATCGCGCTGTGCTTGATTTGGGTTGAATGCAAGTTTAATTACATTCTTCAATGCACCACGATTGAATCCAGCTGGTGAGAACCATGGATCGCGATCTTGATCTGTACGAGCGCAGAGACCAGCAACGTCACCGTTACATGGAATCCAACGGTAGGTATCGTTGTACTTGTCGTACTGATATTTCCAGTTGCTATCCATCACTGCAAACGAAGTTGAAGTGAGTGAGTTGCGGAAGTTGGTGATTGCAGATACTGGATCAGCAGCTTGTACGTTTGCAAGAGCAGGTGACAAGAATGTTACACAGTCACGGCGACCATCAGAAAGTGCAACAGTATTTGCTGCAACCGTTGATGGGTGACCTGCTGTCATAACAAGACTAATGTCAACATTGTCAGCGCTTGCGAACTGCTGGTAAGCGATTTGAACGTTACCGTCGGTTGGTGTTGCATCTGTACCTTGTACAAAGGAAACGCCGTTTAGATTTTCGCCAGCAAATGAGTGACTTGAGTTAGCAGCAACGCCCCATGTTGCGTTGTTTTGACCCATTGCATAAACATAGCGTGAGTTATTGAATAGAACATCGCGCCAGTAGATGCTTTCGCCTGACTCGCCACGAGCATTTGTTGCCTTGGAGACATTTGCGAAACGCTCTAGAACGGTATTTGCTGTTCCACTGATTAAGCCATCTTCGTCGATGATTGCAATGTGCATTTCATCGTTTGCGTTAGACTTATAAGCAGCAGCAACCCATGCTGAAGTTCCTGGAGCAGCATCGAAGAATGGAGCGTAAGTCCAAGTTGAGAATGCCGTTGCGTTTGCGTTTGCGCAAATTGCAACTTTCAATGAGTTTCCTAGTGAACCAGCATAACGAGCAGCCATAATGATGTCGGCGTTTGATGCGGTGAAGAAGCTGTTGAAGTAGTGATCTTCGTTGCGAACCTTGGTGTTGCCTGCCCAAGATGCGACGTTTAGAGCGACTGCAGTGTTTAGCGTTGCAGCGTCGGCACGAGAAACATATAGGCTATTGCTATATGCAAGGAAGTTTGCAGCGGTGAAGAATGTCAACGCAGTTGTTGAATCTGGTTTGCCGAATAGTTGTACGAGCTCATCTTCTGAGCCAACTAAACGAGCAACATCGATTGGACCCCACTGAAACGCGCCAGCAACAGCGCCAGTGGATGTGGAAACTGATGGGACAACTGTAGTTGCGTCAATTTCGGATACATTCACGCCTGGTGATACTAGAAAAGCCATGTTTTTGCTCCTATTAAATGGAGATTAAGAAATCTACGGTTTATTTAGTAAAACGGGGTTTTTCAATTATTTACAACAGGTCGCCACACTGCACCATCCTCTACATAACTGCCATCGTTATCGTCGACGTCGGTATGTCCACCTAAAAACGTAGGTAATTGTTCTTCTTCGATCTGCCTCATCTGCTCTTCATGAAGTTTGGCTTTGATATCAGTGTTTGTTAATTCCGAGAAAAACTGCTGATTGGTCATCCAGGAGAATAGGACAAGAGTCATTACAAGGTCGTCATGACTACCTTCTTCTGCTTCAAAACTAGTTCCATTAGATATGAAGGTCGAGAGTTCTGATATGGTCTCAAAATCTTGTATAATTAATTTTTGACTCTCAAGAAGATTCTTCATAAGAGAACATCCAAGACGCTTTACAGATTTTGTTGTTCGAATTCCTCTGTAAGATTTATTCCCATAACCCCATGTAATTGCAACCTTACCTTTAATATCTACCGTAGAAAGAATATTCTCATAGTCATAGTCTTCAAATAAAGAATCTACCACTTGTTGACCATTATCATTAATTTCTACCAACACATACGATTGATTGTAGTAATCGCCCATGCGTTTGATAATCGATGGATATACAAGAGGGCTGATATTGTTATCCTTATATGTACAAACTTGTCGATATGGAATACTAGTGACGTCTATAACGCTGAATGCTGAGTAGTCTAACCCTTTACCGCGAGAAGTGTCTGCAATAATAACATAATTGTGTTCTGGAATCGGAGCTTGATAAATCTTAATTCCATTTTCAGTTAAATGCATTGGCTTCACAAATGCCAGAGATTTTAATCCTGCTGCAGAGATCAGGGTTCCTGATGAACCCATGAATTCGCATTCCATTTCCTGCAGAAATTTCTGTTCACCAAGAACACGACGTTGTTCGTCCGCCCACTTCTGATCACGACCTGGAACCTGACGCCAGTTAGCCTCAACGTGGGTGAATCCGTTTTGACCTTCAACTGCTTCAGTCCACATCCTATAAAAGTGATTCATACCGTTTGGCGTTGAAGAAATCAAAATCTTAGAAGTTGTACCAGAAGAAATCGTAGGATAAACGGACGTGAAAAATTCTTCGGCGATATTGCTCGGCACGAATGCAAATTCGTCGAGGTATAGTAATGAAATAGAGAAACCACGAATTGCGCTAGAAGCAGTAGAGTTAGCCAAGACGCGACATCCGTTTTCTAATTCAATGTCACCCTTGTTCCAAACTTTAACACCTTGCTGAATCCACATCGGTAATGCCTCATATGCCAACTTAATACGAGCAAGAATTTCTCTTGACGTACTGGCTTTGTTAGCAAGAATTGCGACAGTCTTATCTTGATTGAATAGAATGTACCAGAGAATATATCCGACGATGATCGTAGTCTTACCGACCTGACGACCTGCCTTTACGATTACGCGACGATTGTTGTTAATATCATTGACAACTTGTTTTTGAAACGGATAAAGTTCAATCTGAACGAACCCTTTATCAAGTGTAATGATCTTAACATAGTTTTCGATAAAGTATGTTGGATCTTGAGCACACTTGACGAACTCACGGATTTGATCCTCCGTGAGATTCATCGCCATGTTCACTCGCTTCAGCTTGGGGTTGCCAAGATAATGCTTTAGTTTAGCCGCTATTGGATTCATTCTTTAATTGTCGCAATAACTCAGCAGTGCTTCCGACGAATACTGCTTTGTCTACATTGATATTGGTTGGTGCTGCTGATTCTTTTGGCTGAAGTTCTTGCTGTTGCTTTTGTAGAATCATGAGTTTCTCTGTAACGTCAGAGAGATTCTTGATCATGTTTGCTGCTACTTCATACGCTCTTGGATGCTGCGATTCTTTCGCCACTTCAAGAATGCCGTCCAAAGCCTCATTACCCTTTTCGATAAGGTTGTAATAATTAGCACGAGAATAGTCAGCGTCAGGATTATCAACTGATCTGTCGGGCTCATGAATAGTAACACTCTTATTACCCTCGCTCACCACAGGAATATAATCAGTGTTTAAAATATCAGAAAGATTTTTATCAACTTCACTCATATTAACTTATATTTGGGAACTCAAGAATTGTTTCATCAAAACCAAATGCTGTTTGAGCATTTGCTGTAATTGGATTTGGCACAATAACTAGTTTACTTAACTGACTGTCTGCAGTATTAAACGTTTGTATTTTATACGCAGTGTTAGTTACTGCACCCGTCAAATAGCGATCTGCTCTGAGGATTCCGTTAACATCAGAAACAATTAGTGTTTTAGTTGTATTGCTCCAACTATCAACAAAGCCAGTTGCATTTGCTGCGCTCAATGTGCGCCCCTCAAATACTAGTTCGCCAGCCTGATAGTTACCAGTGCCAGTGCTTGCATTCATTGTCAATGAACGCTTGTTGTCTAGTTCGAAAATTGAATTGTATGTATTTGCTGTGGCTTTTCTAATGACATCGCGAGAAACAATTGGACCAAACATATAACCTTTCGCAGTAAATGTGAGAGTCCAGATCAATACTCTTGTTGTATCTCCAGTACCAACGTCATCAACGCTGTATGTAACATTTTGAAGAATAAATGGCACGTCTACTTTTTGATCAGCTAAACCAATAATGTCAATGGTTAGATTATAATCAGGGTTAAAGTATGGTAGAATTTGCTCAACAATTTGAGTGCCATCTTCAGTGTTACGCACATATATGTTCAATTCGAACTCAAAATTATATGGAGTTGTACGAATAGATTTTACTGTTGAGTTTGTCTCAGGAGAAAAACTCTCTGTAAATAAATTTCTTTTTCTCAATGGATCATATGTGATTGCTGTCAATTCAAATGACATTCTTGGCAATGTGATTTGAACTTCTTTTGTGAGTTCAGGATCTTGCGTTATGCGTTGATAGAATTTTTCTTTCTGTGCATATTGCAATGGAACATTAATACGTTCAATTTCTTGAGTGCCTGCTTTGTTATAGCGAACCAAACGAATGTTATTGAACAGCGTTCCAAATGCAACCACCATCTTACGAGTGACGCGATGATAAAAATGAATATTAGATAACAT